TCGGCCGAGTGGGTCTTCGTCCCGGTGGCCTTCAGGAAGGCGTCGGCCGAGTGGGTCTTCGTCCCGGTGGCCTTCAGATCGGCATCGGCCGAGTGGGTCTTCGTCCCGGTGGCCTTCAGGAAGGCATCGGCCGAGTGGGTCTTCGTCCCGGTGGCCTTCAGATCGGCATCGGCCGAGTGTGTCTGTGTTCGGGTGACCGGTCCCGATGCTTCTGGCACCGCGTACTGGAGCATCAACGCCGACCAACGCGGGTTCGGCGAAACATCGGTCGAGAACCCGACCCGGCCCATCACGCCGTTCAAACCGGCTTGCGTCCAGGAGCCTCCGGGAGCGGCGATGATGGCGCTCTTGTAAAAGAGGCTCGACTCGGACATGTCCCCGCTGTAGATGTCGGTGAGCGTCGTTCCGGCCGAGTCCACGATGCGCGTGGTCCCGTTGTTCGTCGCCGTGCCCGCCGCGAAGTACGCGAGGTACCCGTGGACACCCCAGATGGTCGTCTCGGTGGTGTCCTGGAACTGCACCTCGCGGTAGGAGATACCCGAGACCGTCGTCTGGGCGATGTAGGTCATGGTATCGGCGGGCCACTCGTCGAGGACTTCCCAGTTCGTCGTGCCACCGGTCAGGGTGAAGTTGTTCCCGCCGACGTCGGTGCCGTCGGCGTTCGGGACGAGCGAGAGCACCTTGTGGGCCCCGATGGGGTGGTCGGCCGAGGTGTAGGAGAGGACGACGTCGTCGTACCAGCAGGTCGCGGTGTGGGATGCCGTGCCCGAGCCGAACCGGATCGCGGTCATCGCGGCGGCGGTCTGGCCGGACAGGCTGGAGGTCGTCTGGGCGGTCCCATCGACCGACCACTCGATGGTGTAGGTCGTGGAGTTGGTCGAGATGCGGAAGTCCAGCCGGTGCCAGGCCCCGTCCACGATGTTGGGGCCATCGACGGTCGCCGAGCCACCGATGGCGGCCCGGATGAGGCCGGTGCTGGTCACCCAGAACTGTGGGTTGCTAGCTGTTCCGATGAAGGGCATGATGATGCTGTTGACCGACGGGTTCGCCGTGAGCCGGACGTAGAGGCTGCCGACGACGACCTGCGAGTTGATGGACTTCGAGATGTAGGTCGTCGTCGTGCCGTCCTCGGCGACCCTCAGGGCCGCCGAGCCCGTGCGCTTGTTCGCCGTGTCGATGGTGATGGCAGCAGCGTTCTGGACGCCACTCCAGATGCCGCCGCCGCTCGTGGAGAGCGTCTGGTGCTCGAAGCCGTCGATCAGGACAGGAGTGGGCATCTAGCCAACCACTCCTGATATCTTCGTAGTCATCAGCATTGTATTGCCTCACTATGGGGCCCATTGTATTGGGCTTTACCATAGTGAGTATGACTACGAAAGGATTAAGAATCTACTTCAAGCGCACGACCACGGCCCCCATCCGCCGTCGTGAGCCATCCTGATTGCGATGATGACGTTCGCTCTGGCGAGATAGGCGGCTCCTGGGTGTACAGTGGCATCGCGGTCGATCCTTTCCCATTGCGGATCGGTGAACCACCGCTTATTCAGGAAGGAACGAACCCTATCATGCCAGTAGTCGTCTTTGTGTTGGAAAACACCGAGGTTATCCCCGCCTTTGGCCCACGGCCAGAAACCCGACTCACACTCAGCCACATCGAGCGCCTTCGAGGCACCTCCTGGCACCGACCAGCGATCCGTCACGCACCGGATGAGTGCTTTCACCCGCCTTGCGACCTCATCGTGTCCCATGCGTGGCTTCACATCGTAGAAGTCGCTTGAGCAGACACCGTAACCGGAGGCATGCGCCTCAGTGAAATTACCATTAGATATGACAATATTGAAAGATACAAAAAGAGCCAGCAAAATCCGAAGGAGCAGCAATAATCTCACCTCCGTAAGGTCTTCAGTGGCTGGCCTTCACGGCAAGGTCGTTACTTTCTATCACCCCCCCTATCGTTACCAGTCACTAAATGGTCACCAAGTTGTAGTACCAGGTTATCACCTGGTAGTCGAATATGACTTCTTCTTCTTTAACTTGATCTCTGTAGCGCCTCAGTGCGTCTTGGATTATCTTGACGCATCTGAACCTTAGGTTCTCATAATCTTCCGGGCCATCGATGCCCACCACGTACCTGATGTCTTTAGGTGTATCCCAACTAAAGGATATCGACTTCACGCCGGGGACTCTGCCGAGCGTAGTGGTAATCTCCTCAACCATGTCGTGAACAGTCACCGCTCCATCATCCCTCGCACATGATCTGGACTAATCTCTTCGGCTGTCCTCACGTAATACCCACCCTCGATACGACCGGCTCTAGCGGACAGGGTATCAGGGTGTTCCCTCCGGTACATGGCCGGGACAGGGATCTTCACGTACCCGGCATGATACTTCAAGATGTCGGTGACGTACCCCACATCCCAGGAATGCGGATGGCCTTTGTAGCCCTTCCTCCATTTCACATCACATTTCCTGAAACACTCAGATCTGTGCGTGAAGGCACCGAGGTTCCACCACGTCGTCAAGGAGCCGTCCTCTTCCTCGAACTCTATCGGGAATCCCAGTCGCCCATCCTCGAACGGGTCTTCACCGTCATAGAAGTAGTACATATCGCCCACTACGACATGCAGGTTGGGGTTCTTCATCAACATGTCATCGGCGTAAAAAAGCCAGTCTGGATGAAGGATGTCATCATCGCATAGGTACGTGATGGTCTGCCCGTCAGGTATCTTCGAGAGGAGCCAGTTCATATTGGTAGACCATCTGGTACTTCCAGGGCGTACCCGTTCCTCCGGAGTGACTTTATCAGCGACGGCAAGTACGACCCTATTGTCTCCGATGTCCTCTATGACGGACCGTATGTCGAAGTCGCTCCCGTCATCGTAGACCCAACATACCACCTCGGCTTTCGAGGCGAGAACGCTTTCTATAGCCTCCCGCACCATACGGGGGCGATTATACGACATCACGATGACGTTGTTAATCATAGTCATAGTACTTATGTACTATATAATCGACATCTAACTTGTCGGCCATATAACCGACAACACCGTTAAGATATTCGACTGTTTCGACCATCTTCTTAAAAGCATCGTTGATAGCGTCCTTTTTCTGCTCAAGCTCTTCTAGTTTTTTCATCCTCCTTTCGAGACGGCCGACTTCTTTCTTGAGTTCTTTAATCTGATCTCCAGCTATCTGCTCTATCATAGATTCCGGCACATCAACCTTAAGCTTAGCCATCTTCATCACCCTCGAACTGTCGATCAAGAAGTTTCTGTTTGTACCACTCTGGCAAACCCCTGGTGGATTTCCGTTGGATCTCTGGCAGAATGAACTTCATGAACCTTCCTGCTATATATTCATATTCCTCTTCTGCGATATCTTCCCATACCTCTTTGAGGATCTTCCCGATGTCACGAGGCGACCACTCTAGTTCTCCGCGCTCATCGAGATGCATAACCGCTTTCTGCCACCTGGCAGGCGAACGCAACTCATCCACCAGATGAGCGATGACATCGCCTATGGTCGGATTACTCTTGCGCCACTCCCTCCGGTGAACCTCCTTGAAAGATTCAGCCACGTGTTTGCCCATAAGGACCTTCCCGGTCCTTTCGTCGAACATGTCGTAGTTCTTTATGACGACACCCTCGACCTTAGATTTGCCGAGCATGCTCTCCCTCTCCAGGAAGGAATCTAGGAAATCTTTAGTGACTTCCTCTCCTGGCATGGTGATGACATCGACCATCTCCAGCCCGAGCCTTTCACACTCTGCCTTAACTTCATCTGGGCGCAAGAAGTCATTCGGGGCCCGCTCGATGTCGAACACCACGAGGTTGCCGACTGGCACCCTACCGTATTCGATGGTGTTATGCCGTTCGCGGAATATCGCCTCGCATCGGTAGATGTAACCAGGAGTAAGTAGCCCCTTCTTGTTGAGTTTCCGCATGGTTGCGATGGAACGAATGAATAGCTGACTGGTTTCCGTTTCGTATAGGGTCGTCCCTTTGGATCGCATGTAGAGGTTGCCCTCCTCATCGACCGCAGCAGAGAACTGACTGCCGTCAATCTTCTCACTCACATGGACGACCCCATCGAGGAGGCTCTTCAGCACCGGGTGGCCGAGGTTGTGGACCTTTGGATAGGAGTGTATCTCCATCATTCCATCATCCCTTCGATGTGCTCTCGTCTTGCTGGTGGGGGGATATAGCCTGGCTTATATCTTCCCTCTTCGTCCTTTCTGCCCAGCTTAGCAGAAAGGGTCTTAGGATGTTCCCTCCTGTAAACGGATGGGCTCGGGATATAGAGGTAGTCTGAATGTAGGTTCCAGAGATCTAGGATGAAATTAGCATCTTGCGAGTGGAGATAGTGGTTATCCTTCCACCACACCCCTTCTTCCTTGCAGCACTTCACCCGATGACCGAAACTCCCGGTGGACCAGTACGCGGTCGGGATGCCTGACGCCTCATAGGTAGATAGCCCGTACCTCGCCTCGGTTCTCCAATCCTGGCCATCATCGAAATACCAAGACTCTCCAGCCACGACATGGATAGCCGGATAGTTTATGAACCCAATCATAGCCCGCAAGATCCAGTTCGGAGCCATGATATCGTCATCACAGAGGTAGAAAACCACATCGTCGTTATCGAGTGTCTCGATGACGGAATTCAGATTCCTACCGAGCCGGCTCACCTTCACCCTTTCCTCGACCGAAATCTTCGGAGCCTGAGCGAGCAGCAATCTGGAATCTTCGAACTCTTTTATGAGCCCCCAGACGTCGAAGTCACTTCCGTCATCCACGATGTAGATGTCGAGGTCACCGTATTGCTGGTCCAGGACAGACTCGATAGCCTGCCGGAGCATCTTCGGGCGGTTGTACGAAAGGATGAGCACGTTCGCTTTAAACGAAGGCGTGACGGGTTCTTCTTTGAACTGCCGCTCGTCCTTGGTCATCATTATCAGGTCTTTCTGCATATCGAACTTAGGTTCTTCTATGATCCTTTTCATATCTCAGCCTATCTATTTGTTCAGCATTCCCAGCAACCTTAGGACTATGAACGCCAAGACAACCCCCACACCAAGCGATAGTAAGATTGCATAATCAGTCACTACCGGATTCCTCGATTATCCATGAAACTGTCAGTGTTCTTATCTTCCCATTGTTATCCAGTGTACCAGAAACACGCACATTATCTGGGTTCAGGTGGATATGTTCAGGGCTATCACTGCGATCGAAATTCATACGGACGTACCTCTTCCTTACGCCGTTATCTGAAACCGTGTCGAACTCATCTATAACTGCTTCCACTACACGTCTACTGTCTGGCGATTTAGCTGTTTCCTTCTTCTTTCGGAACATACCTCGCCCTACCGCCTTTCCACTTCACGGTTCCTAGGAAGTGCAGATCGCCCCCGACGAACCCCTTGTAGACGTACACCTCATCACCGTTTTCCACTTGCTCGACGAAAGAGAAGGCATCATCGATCGCATCCTGAAGGGTCGCATACCCTTCGGTCGCTTCTCCTCCGTGCAAAACGTTGTCGTCGTCTATGTAGTAACCGGTGATTATGGTATACATACTTACTTGCGCAAACCCTTCATGATGCGCTCGGCCAAGAACCTCTCCCCATCGATATCAATCCACTCCACTTCTTTCTTCTCTTGGTTGTAGTCGAGGTATTGTATCTTGACCGATGCGTCGAAGAAGTTCTTCACGTTCACGAGCGCAGCACGCTGCTTCTCCTTCGTCTCATATATCCTCAGACAGAATGGGTTGTCGTCATAGGACCGTTCGCTCGGGATTATCCTTGAATACGTCACCTTCCAGTCGCCGGGGATCTCAACCCTTATGACATCATTTTCGAGCTGGATGATGTAGATTCTCGTTTCTTCCTTGTCGGCCATCACTTTTCTCCTTTCATCATCTTGCGTCCTAGACAGTTACCCCTGCCCCCCGGGCAGGGTGAGTGAAAGATCTTTGTCGCTAGGTATAACCCAGAACGTAATCTTACCGGACTTAATTGCCTCATAGAGGACACACGTTTGGCCGCACTCAGTGAGAGCCTTCTGGCGCTCACGGATGGCCTCAGCCTCGAGCTTGGCCTGCTCGACCTCGTTCAGCTTCGTCTGCACCGCAATCTGCGAGGTCCGGTTGGCCTCGAACGCCTCCTTCACGGAGGCCGGGATTGAGATATGTTTGATGACGAACGTGAAGTCGGGACACACATCCGGACGAGCGATGTTGTACTCAACCCCGCAGAAGTAGTCATCGCCTAGGACATCGTTGATGTTCTCCTTCAGGGAGACACCGACTTCGTGCTGGATCTCCGTCAAGGTCTGGCTGTCGGCGTAGATGTCGGCGACATCGTACTTGCGGGCCTCGCGCTGGAGTGCGAACTCGATCTGTTGCCGGAACGACTCGGACAGCATGCGCTCCCACCCGTCGTCCGTCCAGGCTTGGTATTTGAGCCCGATGGTCTCGTGGAACTGCCGGATGAGCGACAAGTTCAGCTTGAAGTAGGTGGCAACTTCGAAGTCGACCTGGATTCGATCACGTGACGGAGCTGAGATTGCACCATTGATGTCCCCCTCACCAGAGCGACTTATGATGTATGAACGTTGAGTAACTGGGTAAAGGTAAAGTTTATCGCCCCAACCGTTGAAGAAGATTGACGAACCTGGCTGCACTACTCCCTGGAAATGTGCTCCTTCGAAGAAACCACCTCCATAAGAGAGCCCAATCTTATCCCGAGGAGTTTTCTTGAAGGGCCATAAGACAGCAACGATTATTGCCGCGATTACCAACAAGAATATCAAAATCCCAACCAAAGTTTGCACTAAGAGTTCACGAGCACGAGCATCAGGGTCCATCAATCATCTCCTTTCTCGCTGACTTTCCTGGCAACCCAGTTCCCTAACAGCTCAACGACCCTTTCTGTACGGAGGTTAGGCTTACCACTCTCCTCTGCATCTAGCGAATAGTCATCAGGATCAGCCAGCATCATAGCAATCTCGCCGACCCAATCCCCTGTGTTCGCTATCGTGAACGGTTCGACACCGGCTTTCCCATACCCGAGGAGGTTCAGGAGCCAAAGGAGGTTATCGCGCTCGTACCGATTCAATACGAGCACCCACCGCACCCCTTCATGTGCCCTAGAAGGGGGGAGCCCTTGACTCTCATAGATGACTGCTGGTCCTCTATATACCGACATCGATTAACCCCTTAAAGGTTTCAATCGACCTCGAACCTAGCCGAGTCAACCAACCTTGCAAGGATATGGGAGATGTCCCAGTTCACCCCCTGAGCGAAGATGTTACGCTGCTCACGAGGAGGAGATATAGGGACTTCGCCCTTCTTCCGCCACACATCGATGATCCTTACCCCTCTCCTGGCCGGAGGCACAGAAACCTTCACGAAATACGTATGCCCATCATATTCACTAGCGAAGACGAGGCGATAAGGGGAGATAGGGTTAGAAACACCTTCGTTGGAGAACTCGTAAGGAATCCCCTCGGAAACCGTGTTGACGACGTGTCGATATTCCGGCACATCGTTCAGTCTTCCGATATTCTCCTTGACGAACTCCATGTTCTCATCTATGACATCGAGGTCGTTCGGCAAGATGCCTCGTTCAATCATCTTCTTGATGACGAACGGCGGAACGAATACATAGCACTTAGCCATGTAATCCTGCAACTCATCGAGCATGTCGATTTCACGCTCGGTGAAATCCCGATAGAACTTCTTCTTGATGGTGTGATGCTGCTTAACCACTACCATTTCGCCACTCCTCTCCGAAAACTGCTGCCGATGCAATCCTGACTGCGTCGAACTTATCGACGAACATCGGCCTAAGGATTACAAGGTTGTAGTATTTCACCACGGGGATCTTCTCGATGACCGCCTCTTCCGGCTCGAAACCGAACCATACCCCACCTTCGGCTTCCATCCAATCATATCGAACTTGTGGAAGTTCGGCTATGATCGCCTTATCGAGACGACTTATCGGCGTCCATCGATCAGCCCTATATATCGACACCTCCAACCCGCCGGTCGGAGCCTCCCGCAGGGCGAACGTGCCCATATGTTTGACACCTATAGGGCCGAACTTCGTCCTTTCGGGTCCGCTGATGCCGAAGAAATCTGTTTTGCGCACTTATCACTTCCTCTTCTTAGAGCCGACCGCCTTTACCTTGGTGGCCGACACCTTCTTAGTCTTCGGAGTGAGCGAGTCGAGGAACCCCTTGATGTCAACGAGCGGGGCAGGGAATCCCTCTGCGGGGGCCTCGATGGGCCTCGCGGTGATGACCTTCTCCTTCGTATCGAGCAGCGCTGCCACCTTCTCATACTGTTCCTGACCAGACGGAGCCTCCATGATGGAGCGCTCCTTCGCCTTGAAGAACTTCGAGATTGCGACAATCTCTCGCTTGTCGTATCCCTCGCCGGGGTCATACATAAGAGGGATGGGCTCCCTGATTTCCTCCTGATAGCGGATGGTGATGAGGTTCCCACTCGGGAACAAAATCCCCATCCTGATGCCGCCCGAAAGCGGCACGGAAACGTAGAGCCCCTGGTTGTTCTTATCGAGCGCGTCGAAGAGTAGCCGAAGCTGCCGCTCGACGGAGGGCAGCGTCTCGCGCTTCTTACTCCCGGTCTTGAATCCCCTCACGAGGTAGTGATCAACCGGCGAGATAACCCCTGAGTCGATTAGCCTCGGGATATCGTCGAGAGGGATGGGGTGGATGATCTCGATAGCGACACTATCTCCGCCGAGGGCCTCCTCGACCTCCTCCCGAGAGACGAGCACGAAGGCATCACCGTATTCCGCCATCTTCGTAACTTCTGTCTTCGGAACGGTGATATCGCAAACAGGGCAATAGTAGTTGTACCTCACCCTGGTTGAACAGTCGGTGTGGTAAAGATGGAACTCAACACCGCCAGCTCGGATGTCAGAAGACATCCTGTAGAGGAAGACGGGGATTGAGATATGGCCGTCTTCAGTGTTGTAGTCTAGCGTGCCCTTGAACAGAGCAGACCTGGGCTGAGCCCGCATCGCACACATCGTTTCCTCCTTTCCCCACGCAAATCGTTTTACGGCATCACCATCATGATAGACACGGTGCAACCATATGTCATATCTTATTTCGAGGACTTATCGATTCCATCAATGCCTTCATGAAGGCACAGCTGACAAATCCCTGCATAAACGTAGTTCGGCCCCCACGGTGCGGGACCAAACTTCCTGAAACAGGCGCCGCAGATAAGACATTCAGTTATACGTTCAGTCCACTGAACAGATTTGGTCATTGGCCCCTGCTCCAACCTCGAGTCTTCCCATACCGAGTCACCGACTTCCTGCTGGTGCCGAGTCGCTCTGCATCGATAGCAATCTTATCGAAACTCGCGACCAACTGCTGAGGTCGTACTGCGAGAGGCTCCTGGATGCGATCCCTCGCGTAGCATACGTACTTTTCCACGATGTCGTAACCGACGTAATGCCGGCTGAGATGCCGCGCTACCTTGAGTGTCTGCCCTGACCCGCAGAACGGGTCCAGCACCAGGTCTCCTGGGTATGAGTATAGCTGGATCAAACGCCAGGGGATTTCCTCAGGGAAGGGGCAGGGGTGATTGAGATGGCCCGGTGGCACGGGCGCGATGTGCCACACGTTGTGCGCGATTTCGTTCGTGAAAAGCCGCCCCGTCGGGACGACTGCCTCTGCCTTATCTGCGCTAGCTCGCGTCTCGTAGATCTGAGGTCCGGGCTTTCGGAAAACCAGGATGTACTCGGTCATGATATTGGGGTAGAAATACCCAGGGTAGGGCTTCTGGAGGAAGACACCCGCGCGCTTGACGCCCCCCGTCACCTTATGCCAGATGATGTCTTGACGGAACTCCCAGCCCTTGCGCCAAAGAACAGACGTGATATCGAAAGGAACTGGGTAGTAGGTCCCCTCCAAGAGGATGGTTCCGACCACGACCGCATAGAAGCCACCTGGTTTTGTGACCCGAAGCACTTCGTCAGAGATGCGCGAGAACCACTCGAGATATTCATCGTACTGGCTGAAACCGGCGGAGTAACCACGCGTCCTGTAGTAGCTGGTCGGATTCGACGCATGCACGTCATAATCGACCGCGTTCCAGTAGGGTGGAGAGGTGACCGTAAGGGCAACTGCGCCGTCTGGGATCTCCGCCATAGACTCGCTGGACTTACAGAATACATTGTCGATATAGAGCACCTGTTAATTGCCTCCCTAGTTGTTTGTAAATTCTTACAATCCTTGCTTCCCAAATCCGATGCAAGGAGAACCTTGCGTATCGCTTAACGCCAATCTTCGGGTTGACCGAGTAAAACGCACCGTATGCTTCTTGCCCAGATTACCCATCAGTAACCCAATCCTGGCCGTCTATCTTCTAGAAGAGTTATGGTTACACTGCAACGATGTTCGTTCTGCCAATCTTCAACATCTTCTGGACAATCGAATGGGCCACTCATCTCATAACACCAATTACACTCACCTTGCCACATCGGGCCATAGAGGACGAACCGATTGTCTTTATGCCACTCCTGATTCATCTGGAATTCATCTACTCGCACAGTCATATGTTATCAACTCCCAATCTTCCCCAAGGACCACATAACCCGTTTGGCGCATTGCGGGCCGATACCATCTTTCACGCTCTGCTCGTCGCTCAGAGTGGCACCACATACGCAACAGGTACCATATAGGATACCCCACTCCTTTGCTTCCTCCAATGACATCTTATATTCTGGCTTCAGTTGAAGAACTGCCCCCCTTTCATACCGGAAGCGCGCCTTATTACCGTCATAATTCAAGATGAGTCGTTTCGCGTAAACCTTATCCTTCTTGCGGTTCTTCTGAACCTTGAATACACTTCCATCGGGCATCCTATAGATGCCCTCGTCTATGTCGGCGTACTCGCCTCTTTCATTGCCTTCTTTTTGAGCCTGCCACTGTTTTTCAAGATTGATGCACTTCTCAGCGGCTCTAAGTTGCCGACGGGTTAGTTTGAACCCGTGCTCGACATGCCACTTAAGATCTTTCAGGAATTGGAATTCGCCATCATATCCCATCAAGAAGCCAAGGATTTCAGCCTGCGAAAGATGGGGAGCTTCATCCATTCTTCTCATCGACCGGGTAGTACCTCGAAGAAGTCCTTGACCCCTCGATACGGATCAGTCCCATATCCCGCAAGCGCTTCCCTGCGGCGGAGATAGCCGCGCCGGTAGTCCCGGTAAGCTCGGCGTACTCGCGAGGGTGCAGACCGGGATTGGCCTTGATGAGGTTCATGAGCTGCTCGCGTCGCCACGCCCTGTCCTTACCCTTGCCGTTCCCGGTAACGACCTGCTCGGCCTCTGATTCGATACGGAGCCGCTGGATATGCTTCTGACAACGAACGATAGTGAAGGGCTCGATGTCCGGTGAAGCTACCGCGACAACCCTCAGGACGATACCATCGTTAGGGCAAAGATCGCAGAGCGGGATCTCGATAGTGCGCGTCCTCATCGCTCATCACCTCCAGACGACAACCTGTTTGCCTCAGCAACCAACCTCTGAAGCAGGACAAGCCGAACGGCCTTGTTCACGGCCAGCCTGCCGCCAAGGCTCTCGATGTCCTTAAGGCAATAGCCGGAAACATAGGAGTAGCCCCGGTTGTCGATATCCCCGTTGTTGGCGACGCTATCCTTCCTAAGGGTGTCGCAACGAAGGCACCGCCACTCAGCACGGAAGTACTTGCGCCCGCCGTCTCTCTCAACGTAGACGGAAACGGGCTCCCAAGCGTGACCGACCATACGGCACTTCAGGTAATCGTTCGCCAGATCTGGCACCTTGCGAAGCTTGGTCTTCGCCATCTCACCGCTCCTTTCCTCTCAACCTTTGCCAACAGGATACACCACGCGACAGAGCCTGTCTACCACCGATAACCCTACTCGACATCAACCCATCTCATGCACGTAGCGACAAGATGATCATAGTCGCCAGAGGTTGCCTCATCGATGAACTGTTCAATCACCTCCTCCGGGATGCCAACCCTACGCATCTCGCGCTGAACACGACTGAGGATGGAGAAGGCGTTCCCATCCTCTCCAGACAGCTGAACACGAACCTCAGGGAACTTAATCATTCTCTACTTCCTCTTCTTCCTCACCAACAGATGACTTACCTCCCCCATGTTCTCGACTAAAGATTTACATTTCTTCGAGCAGTAGTCCTTCTTATGCGGGTATTCGATGAAATAGGTTCCACACCAACGGCAAGATACGATGGTGTTCTCCGGGTATTTCAGGGCCCGCCCGGACTTCGTTCTCCTGTAAAGCCTCCTAGGGTACATATCTCATTATCAGCCCTTAACCTTCATCCTATAGTACCCATGCATACGAAGAGCACGAACTATCGTCTGGTAAGATACACCGAACTTCTGCGCGATTTTATGAAGCGGCTCGTCGGAGTTCTGCTTGGCATAGAGGTACATCTCCTCGTACCGCTTCCTAGTCTTCTCTTTTCTCCCCGCCCATCCAGGAGCGAAGATGCCGTTCTCATGTAGGATCTTGATGACGAAACTTGTCGTCGCTCCTGTATCTTCGGCAATCTTCCTTATCGAAGCGCCCTGCTTGCCCATCTCGATAATCTTATCCTTATAGGGTAGCTGCTTCCGATAAGACTTCGACGGGATATATTTCTTCCCTGTATATCCATACTTACTGATGATCTGCTGGATACGCTGACGACTAACACCATACTTCTTTGCGATATCACCCATAGACGTGTACGCATCAGAGAAGTACTCATCGATGATAGCCTTATGCTGCTCCGGAATCCCCCTTGGAGGATTCTTGACGATCAAGTTGCTGAACTTCTCGGTCATAATCACGCCCCTTAAATCTCCGAAAACTTCTTCCATTCGAACTCCGAAACCTTCTTGCGGCGACCACGAGGAGGAGCATCCCCTACATGATGTCCCCTGAAGTACAGGCCAGGGGTATATTTGCCGGCGTTGTCGGGATGCACGTAGAACGATTCAACCTCTCTACCGGCAATCCTCGCCGCGTAACCGATCTTCCCCATCCAGGCAGATTTCTTCTCAGGTGCGACTTCTGGCACGCAGTACCATGACCCACTATCTGCAGAATCGACGAGGATCTTCACGAGCCGCTCCACCTGAGCGGATCTACGCCGCCTGGTCTTCCGGTCCGGCAGATGCTCCGGGTCGATAGGGATGATGTCTTGCTCTGGCACCTCTCCTCCTTTCATGGCATCCAGCACACCACCCATCATAGCAAGCAATCAAGACCATTTGGCGCACTTGATCTCGTTATTAAAATCGGCGGCGAGGCTACCCCATATAAAGAGGTATGCCTCGCCGTAACCGATCTGGCGCTATCGATGGCTATAGAGCGACCGCCGTCTCCCCGGTGAGGGCAACGTCATGGACGGGGCACTTAGCGGTATCAACCTGAGCGCCGGAAGAGTCGTAACCGAGTCGTACCGCAGCGAGAACCTTGTGAGAGTCGACCGGGCACACGTACTTGTAGACGACAGCGGTATCGGCACCAAGTGGTTTCCACCACAGGACATCGCCGGCCTCCTGGGCGTTGAATGCGACTATGTTAGCCATTCTATGTCTTCACCTCCCCCTTTCTTTTTCCAATATCGTTCCCTTGCAAGCTTCTTAGCGCATGAACGACATGGTTGATGAACGGCCTTCCTATCTTTACGGCGGTAGAAGTAAGCATTGAACTTGACTTCTCCGCACATGTAGCATCTCGTTCTGGCCATACCATCAAGAGATATTATCTATGACAAAGATTTTTTGTCAACTTTTCAGCCCATCAATCATCTTAGCGAAGACCAGATTGGACATAGCCTCACGAGCACGGCAGGGAAGACAACTCCCGCAATCACCACCTGATATGCAATCCTCCGAAGCCATGTCCCAGATTAGTCTGGACATGTCGACGAATGACTTCTCGAGGATATCCAGCCTACTCAATACCTCTTGGAGTTTCTGCAGCACGCTCGAGTATTCAGAATATGAATATGTATTCTGGGGCGGGTATGTTGGAGTTGATGTGTACGGATATGTAGAGTTGTCATCAGATATGTATCTGTAATATGGGTGGTTGTAATACGTGCTCGTACTGGATGACACAGAGTACACAGGATACTCGTACATCGTCATTACCCCTCCTTACCCTCATCCTTGGGATATGACTTCAGATACCCAAGATTCCCGACAGCATCATCTTTCTTCCTACTGGGTTTCTTCTCGACTTCTACCATCGGCTGCATATACCCCTTACGATCTACACAACCAGGACGTGAACACCAAGCCCCTTTATACCTGATGTACATCGTAACGGTACCACCGCACTTCGGACATATCAATACGGTTCCTTTATTTTTCTTCGGCATCTCCATCTCCATAATCAAGTTCTACTTGTACCACCTGACCGAACAAGAGCCACTTACCCCCCCAAACTCCGGTCGATTTCGTCGCTTCTCCATAACGGAAACAGATATCTCTAACCTGACACTCCATACATAAGTCGTTTACCTGATTGAACACCTCCAATGACCTGAGGTAATCATCGAAGAAGTGATTCAGTGGTATATCTAATTCAGCGCATAATGCTTTCTCCATCCACTTCGGTGCCAATTCAGATTAACCCCATCCCACTGAGATACTCTTCTATGTCATCCGGCATCTCTTTCTCCTGGACGTGCTCTTCTCGCCTTTCCTCTTCGTCCTGTTTGACAGGCTGCGGAGTCCCGAGGATGTCGATGTCGATGACCTCCTCGACCGGAGTATTCACAGTGCAGGTATACACAGCGCCAGCTAAGGAGTCGGCTCCGTCCTTGAACCCCTTCCTTGGGTGATCGACCTTGTTGCCTCTGATGAGTTGCAACTTCAGGAGTTCCTGATCGACGAGGATGGGATGGTAATACGCACGAAGACGCCCATCATAGATGGAGGTGGAAAGCGTATCATAGTGGTCTTTCTTCACCACCATGAATTCCGTATAAATGCCTTTATTCATGAAGATGTTCTTCGTATCGACGCTCTGCCACCTGTCCATCGTCACCATCGCCACGTTGAACCTATCGTTCAGCATGAACACGAATCTGCGAACGTCATTGAAGTCTATCTCGCCGTTCGGAGGGGCCTCCCAATATTTGATGAGGTCCATCCGTATCACAGGCATTATCTGTCCATCTGTTTCGCTTTTCCTGAATCCTTCACAGTGAACCATACACAGTGCAGACCTGTCGCGGTTAAGGCCGAGGTCGATATGGATGAACCTCGGCGCTGCGCTGTCATCTTTATCCCGGAATGTAGGGGGGAGACGCCCCTCTTCATCGAACGGCGAACGGACGCAATACTTATCCGTACAAGATTCATCATGTTTATGGAAGCAGGCCATGACCCTATCTGGATCGCGGAAATACGCTTCCGCCATCTTCGGTGGCCGGCAAAGGATGCGTGCGTTCGCATTCACCGGGTCACGTATGAAGTCGGAGGTGAAATCTTCTGGTTTCTTGGTGGGATTGGATACGAAAGTGGGGCACTTTATAGCCCATACCCTCGGTTCTCGATACCCGAGGATTTCATCATCTTCCCACCATATCGTTATCGGGCCGAGATCCTTCGTCACCTTTCTCGTAATCTTCCTTTCTATCACCCCATCGTACCGTTGCTGGATGAAGTCGTTCTCATACCTCGGGAACGAAAGCAGCGCAACCTTTCCGACCTGGGGGAAACGCGAGATGACCGACAGCCTCGCCATGTCGTAGATGGCCTTAGCAGAAAACTTCACGGATTCTTGGGTATGGGCAGAGTCATCCTGAGTTTTGAATGCGGAGATTTCGTCCAACGTAACCGCAATCAGGTTATACCCCTCCCACCCCTCAGCCTCAGAGTGGCCAGAGAAACACCTGATGGGTCGCTCCATGAACTCGATCTTCTTGCTCATCGGGATGAACCCCTTCTTCTGGAAGTATGGGCTGGCGATGAGCAAGTTCTTCAGTGGGTCGAAGAACACCCGTTGTGCTTGCTCGGAGTTCAGCGCGATGTTCAGGAGGTCGATGTACTCCCCATGACCGATACCGTAATAGTCAAGTGGGTCCCTTAGGCAATGCATCAGGTAGATGATCCTGGCGAACGCTATACGAAGGGTGTTGCCGGTCAATATATTGCCCTCTAAGGTGAAGTTATGTATCTCTGGAACGTCTGGGCAATATGTTTGTTCAACCCTATCCGTTTCCTCGACCGATACCACCTTCCAGTGAGCCTCTGGACCAGGATTGATGTCGCGATGCTCATAGTTAACTTGTAACCAACTACCGTGCACCAGGTCGCAAGTGTAAGTTTCTTCGAACTTCCTCTTGACCATATCTAAGGTCTTAGTCGCAAACCACCTGTGATATCTAGTCGTGTGAATCTCTTTCGTTTCGTCGCCCCGTTTCACAACCAACTTCCATATCGGAAGCACGCTCGTTTCAAGGACCTTAGCCTCTTTCCACCCCTGCGAAGTCAGCAGCGTTTGAACGGTGTTCGCCACATCCCCGATCTTCCTTATACCGTCTTTGGTGATTATTTCTGTTTCATACGCGAAGCACCAATCTTTCCCACCACCTTTACCAATCTGACATATAACCTCATTTACAGTGGACTCCCAGATCTGTTGCGCTTTCTCCTTCCCATGCATCTTCTCTAGTGTGTGGGGGAGGAAGATCTGGGTCATCTTCGACGCAATCTGCTCTTGCACAGGAGACAGTGGCTTAAGTCCTAGGAAATACGGGTCCGTCACGAACCTATGCAGATCGACTGGCTCCTCCTCGAACTCCTCCTTCTGGAGCAAAGACCTGAAGTCCTCAAGCGTTATGTTCCCGCCGAACCTACGCATGGCCATTTATCTAGTCACTTCTCCGTCGCTAAGCTCTGGTTGGTTACGCCAGGCATCCTGTAGCTGCGACCAGGCGAGGTCAGAGCATCTGGGGCAGTTACTTATGGTAGTCCTGATTATCTCCGACAAAATTGAGTTAACGCGCTCAACCTTCTTGGTCCGCTCGATGTACCCGGATTCGAGTCGCGGAGACATAAGTTGGAAGAGCCGAGCCTTGGTTTCCATGAGGTCTTTCGCCAGACGAAGAGCCTGGAGCTTCGTTGACATGGCGCCGTTCTCTTCAGCCAACCTCACAACTTCCCATGCCTGCTCATTGATCATCCTTATCTCTTCATCGAACCTGAAGACGTTCTCGGTGAACTTCTCCATGATGTCGGGATCAGCTTCTGCGCGCATCGATATGTATTCATCCCACTCTTTGATGGCCTTCTCCACTGTGCTAAGCGGGATATCAAGTTCCTTTGCTATCGACACCTTCGGTTTGCCCTGCATGTAGAGCCTGGCGATCATATAGACCTTCTCGGCCCTTTCAAAGTCGTTCATCTTATCGAGAGAAGATTTGGCACCCATCGTTTGAATATTCCCATATGAAGTGTGGTTATGTCAATGGCTTCAACTCTACAGCCCTCGGGTTCCTCCATATCGTCTCTATCCGAGAGGCGTGCTTAAGCAGAGCACCCTTGCCAACGGTTTTCGTGCCACGGTTCCTCGCCGCTGCACTCGCATAAGACTTGAACGGTATCTTCTGCCACCCAGCATCTTCAAGTGGGGTGTAGACGGGGTGCTCGTACCCGATGAGCACGACGGCCGACCTGAGTTTCAATATGGTGTCCACCAGGAGTTCGTGGTGTTCTATCGGCTGGTCTATATGATAGACTTTCTTATTGACTCGCGTATCTGGTACATATGGAGGGTCCAGGAATACGGTCGTATCGTCACTATCATATTCGAGCATCACCTCGATGGCGTCCCTGTTCAATATCTCGACCCCTTGCAACCTCTCGTGCTGACGAGGGAGTCTGTCTATCCGTATGGTGTACGTCCTTACCTTCTTCGCTACACCTTTGTCGTCCGTGAAGGCGCGCCCCCAATGGCCCGGTAGGTGCGATATCCCCCCATACCCCTGGTTCTGGATCACGAAGAAAGCCCATGCCTTATCATCATCACTTGCCGATGGGTCTTTCATAATCTCCAGACCACGGACGAACTCGCTCCTCGAATAGAGGGTGTAGAAAACCCTATGGTATAGGAGCCTGAAACGATCCGGGTCCTGGATGGCCTTGAGCAAGTTCACTATTCGCCAGTCGAGATCGCTATAGACTTCAAGGTCTGAGCGATCTTTAGAAAGGAGCACTGATGCTGCGCCGCCGTAAGGCTCAACATATGTGCTGGTGATGGGGAGAACCTTCAATATCCTTGGCAAGTTCCAAGACCCTTTCCCGCCGTACCATAGGACAGGACCAGGCAATCTCTGCTCTTTGAACCATTTCGATCCGAATGCGGCATTCACATCAACCATCTTCAACAGCCCTCGGATTGCGGTAGATGTTCACCCGCTCGTTAAGGCTGACCTTCACCCACCCAGCACTTAAGAGGTCTTCATAATCGTTGTCATCACAACAAGTCGACAAAACGATCTTGCCATTGCACGACATGATGGCTCTCAACAGATACTCATCGCAGGTTCTACCGCATGGTATATTTACGTACTGAGTCGTATCATCACCATCCCAATAAGCAATAACATCAAGTATCGGACGAGAATCAACCTGTACGTGAGAGATGATGTCAAACCATCTGCTAAACATCTCGATAGAAGCAACAGTAGTTCTATCCAATGCGTAGACCCTTCGCCAACCGTCATCGAAAGATGGCAACGATACTCCACCAGTTTGGAACCTGAATATCTCAAGTGACCGATTGATGTCGAGGTCGTATGGGTCTTCTCCACAGATCAAGTGCTGACGGAAGACCACCTCTGACTCGGGATCTTGCAACAATCGAACCAAATCTATGAGCCACCCGTCTACGTCGTTGAAGACCTCAACTGGGCGCGGCTTCATCCGGAAAAACAATGAATCCACACCACCTAACGGCTCAACGTAAACCTGTGACCACGGTATGAACCCCAAAATCCTATCCTCGATCTGCTTCCTGTGTCCGAATCTCGTTTCCCATCACATCCGAAATGAGAGTTCCCAAGTCGCATCCTCTCAGGAATGCCTTGTTTACCAATCCCTTTTGATTACTCTTCGGCCGAGACTTCTTCCTTTCCCTTTGTATCTCAAAAGATCGAACTTCTTGAGCCAGTTATATATCGTCATCTCTGTGACGCCCACATCATCGGCTATGTCTTTCGCCGTCCTGCCCTGCTTCACATACTGTTCGAACAGCCAATCTCTATCTTCATAAATCTTCAAGTTGGATCACCTACCCATCAGGAACCTTATCAATGCCCTATTATCCCTGATAACACTGAGGAGGAATGGCGACATGCGTGCTACCAGCTCCTCCTCTTCGTCATTGTTCATCTCGTTATAACCAGACACGAAAATAATCGCGTGCAACACCTCATGCAGCAGCGAGTCAGCCATGGCGTCATCAGCCTGTTCTTCCTCAAGCAGGATTACCTGGTGTTCTCGCTGCGTAATCCCGTAGTTGATGTCCCCAGCACCGAATGGGTCGAGCGAAGTCACCTTAACTTGATACCTATACGGCCCGATCTTTATGCTGTTCGGGACCGTTACCTCGTCTGGCACCTTGTGCTCCACGTCCTCCATTTTAGTTCATTCCCCATTTTTTGACTAGTTGTGTTTGCCTAGTTTCTCCCAACAGTACAATGCGATACCTAGAGCATCGGCCAAGTCGTCCGATTCGAGCTGTTTAGCGAACATGGGATACATATCCTTCAGTTTCTCCTGCACCTGCGCTTTCCTGATCTTGCGCAACTCCTTCCGCCCCTCAGTCTCCCCATACTCTGACAGCACCCTCTCACGCTCCTGCTTCGATATAGCCCGATACCCGATATGGCTTTTCCACTCCATAGGGGGCACGTCTGCTGTTTCTATGCCTCGTTCGAGGCATTCACCGAAGAGGATGCCGACCATGTAGGCGAGATGCTTCGTGGCGAGCGGATTTTGAACCAATATCGGTGCCTCGATGTAGCAAGCTCCCGGCCTGTACACATCGAGTACGCTCGAGAACCATTTCCTGGCATGCGAAAGTCTCAAGTGGATATCTCCCCTCGGTAGACCCACAGACACGAGAGCAAGTGGCTCGCCACTATCAACTACCGCCACAGCTATGAGTTTCGTCGAGACATCGATGCCGATGACCCTGTCGTACCTCTTCGCCACCGATTGAACCGCTTTCTTCATGCGTTCACCAAGAGGGCCAAAGCGAACTGCTCATTATGGACATATTTGTAGTGGCATATCACTTTTCTGTAGTACTTCATGCTGTCCCCCCTAACTGAAGATGCGCCGATGGTTGTCTTGCAAAGATCGCACCACCAATCATCGAAACGGAAGGAGTGCGACCCGAAGCGCATTCTCATGATGGTGCGGACGAAGACCCGCATCGCTAAAATCTTCTCCACCTCATCTTCAGCACTCATAACAACCCTATATCCTCAGCGCATCTGTAGCAGTACTCGCTTTTGTTGTAAACAGAGAGGATGGTCCCGCATCCATCGGTTCTGCATATCCGACCAGGTTTCGGACGTTTCTTGTTCTCGTGATATCTCTGTAGGATTTTCCTATTGGTTGCAACACGACAACATTCCTGAGAACAGTATTTGCTGTTATGTGAACGTTTCTTGAACTTCTTTCCGCACTCTGGTAATGCGCAAGTGATGATCTCATCACGTATGACTATCTTTCTGGTCGCTATCTGGCAACACCTCCCAGCAGTATTTCTCAAGATCGCACTCTGAACAATGAGACGAATCCCGTTTGTACGGCCGAGGAGGCAAGACATCCCTCTGGATATAGTCATACGCTTTCGACCAAACCTTAGCCCTTTTTTCGAACTCAGAATCATCGCGCTCGATCTCGAATATCAGGAGTTCCTGACTCCCCTTCGATTCGTAGATGATGAACCCCTTCTCGAGCTTGAGCGCTCGAAGATACACCTGAGCTTGTGCGTTATGTTCGGGCTTAGGCTTGTTGTAGTATTTCCTGAACTGGAAACCCTCTGGGGATATACTTTTCAACTCGATGAGCTTATATCCATCCCAATCGATTATCCCGTCTGCAGTCCCAACTATCGGCACAGGGGTGTCCAGTTTAATAGGTATCTCCCTGTCAACCAATATCCCCATCTCTTTGAGATAACCGCATATACGCTCATGCATGAGATGGCCATTATCGAAGATCCGGTACAACCTCGCATCAATCTTGGGGGTCACCTCGACCCCCTTGAACATCAGGTACCACCATCTTGGGCATACCTGATTGTAAGAAGGGTGGAACCCGTTCAGTTTCTTGAAGACAGGAGCATTCCTCTCGAGGAGATACGAGTCGATCGACTTCTTCAAGCTATCAGCCGTACCCCCTGGCGGAGCTGTTCTGACTTTGTCTGACTTATGGGTTACGAATCTCTTATCGTGCCTTTTGAGGATTCTTTCAAGCGACATATCACATCTCTACTTTCACGTAGTGTAGGGTCGCGACTTCTTCCCCTGGTTCTGGTCCGGCATATAGGTAATCTTCCCTGCCTGAGGAGTAAACTACGTATCCGTGCTTTTCTGCATAATTATTCATCTCATGAATAGCTATGCTTTCTGATAGGAAGCACCTAACCCCTTCCGGAAATACCAGAACCCACAAAAATATCACTCTGCCTCCCCGGCCCAGTAGTTCTTGAAATCTGTGTATGACCTGTACTGATACTTCAGTGTTCCTATAAGCCCCTCTAACCCCTTGATGAGATCCTTTATCTTCCTAGCCTCCTCCTTGTTCTCTACATCATGGGCCGCCAAGTAGAGGTGCCCTACTATCGCCGCCAGCTCATTCATCATGGGCACCAACTCTTCTTTTGGCACCATCGGCGAGTCGATAACCGCATCGAGACGCTCGACCGCCTTCTTCACGAGATACCTCGGGTCTGCCATCCTTCCTCCCAATCATCGTAATCCATCACTACCAGTCTCATCCCATCTTTGAACTCGACCAATAAAGCCGGGACGTATTCCCATCCATACGTAGATGCATCAGTACATACCTTAGTCCATACAGACTTATTCAGTGAAAAAGATTTCTCGACCTCTTTGAGGTCGAAGACGACCCTGCCTTTGATCATGTCGCCCTTCCTCAAACCGCGCCCCGAGTTCTTGACTTTTCTGGCCCCGATCTCCTTCGCTACTGATGCCTCGCTCACTAAAACCACTTCACTTTCTTCAGCGATTCACATTCGGGGCATATGAACACTGCGGTTTGAGGGTCATCCACAAGAACCCCTCCGTCCATCTTGCCCCAATACTCGCAATTATCGCACTGGATAGTAGCTTGGAACTTATTCCGCACCTGTAGTTTCTGCTCTTCAGGCTCTTCCCGCTCAATCTTCTTCTTGAGGAACTTCAACCTCGAACACCTTCTTTTTGATATCTTCAGATACGGACCGGTTCTCCTGTATGAACTTCCTCAAGTCATTTTCACCATGGAACTTCTCGTTACCAATCTTGAACCAACTACCAGCCTTTTCAATCACACCGCATTTCAAGGCCAAGTCGATGAGTTCGATAGAGTCATCGCGTCTACCATCTGCATACAGAGGGAACTGTCCAGACAAGAATGGGTTCGATACCTTCGACTTCGTTATCTCCCATTTGATCATCTGACCTATCTTAACTTCTATGACCCTGCCCCCAACATTCTTCTTCTCGTATATGAATGACGTTTTGTCTTTACCTGAGAATAGTTTCACGATGACGGATGGGAAGTGTTCTGCCGCAAGCCCTCCTCCATGGTCAGCGAACACCATCGTTCCGGCGAATTTGTTCCTGGCCTGGGATACGAGGATTATCAGCGCATCCTGGTTCCAGGCGTTCCACTTCGAAAGGAGTTCACCAACAGCTCGTGCGTTCTGTCCTATAGAGTTGTTCTCTTCTTCGAAGAACTTCGGTGAATTTATGGTATTTATCGAATCCAGTGCTACGACATCGACCATGTTGTTCTGTAGTAGATCTTTCGTGGCGGACAGGATGTCGTCGAGATTGTTCTTCCGCATCACCAGCAATGACTCTGTATCGACACCATTCTTCTCCGCCCAAGTGGCGTCATACCCCTTCTCTGCGTCGATATAGAGGCATCGCCTCATCCCGGCCATCTGGGCTTCAGCTATGCTGCGCAAACAGAGTGTGCTTTTCCCACTCGACCTATTCCCCCAAAGCATCACGAATCTACCTGCCGGCCACCCGCCACCCAATGCATGGTCCAAGGATAGCGAACCAGTTGGCACTCTTGCTGGTATGCTGTATTCAGATCCGGTACCGATGACCTTCTGGCCGAACTTCCTGTTTATCTCGTTGACCTGATTGATGAGTTCTTCCAAGCTAAGTTCGCCCATCCTGCCCCCTCTTCAGCTCGAGAATCCTGGAGGCCAGGATGAGGCCATCATCAGCAAGGGTGAGATCTCCACTATCCGTTCTGGTTGTCTTGATGCATATCTTCGTATACGGCTGTAGCCAAGCGGCCACCTTCTTGTATTGGCTTGGGAATATCACTATATCTTCTACGTTTTCTCCATCGGTCACTATGACCCTGGCCATGTACTCACCCTTCCTGGTTTTGAATGTCCTCACCGACAGGGGGACGACCAGTGCTTTTGCGTCGGTGAGTTTTCCGATGCCGTGATTATACAACTCTTTCTCGTCCTCTGAGAAGATATCCCCTTCACAGAGCCGTTCGAACGGGGTGAGGGGCAGCCCGGCTCTTTTCCTTTGTTGGTAGTCAGCAAGATAGGTGAAACCAGCCAGCCTGTTGCCGCAAACCAAGCCGATGATGACTGCATCCTCATCGACGACACCGAAGTCGACGTATACCGTCATCGACCCAGACTGATCTTCTATGGTTATCCTGGTGTTGTCGGAATACTTCTTCACTTCTTTGACAATCGCTTTCACGATCCCAGCCCCGTCGATATCGCCGATACCGATGGTTTCGAAGGGGATGTCCAACTCATCTAGGTCTACGATGCCGAGCAGATCATAAGCCTTGCGCTCATCACCAGGATGCCCTATCTCCGAGAACGCTCCGGCCTCTTGCAGACGAGCGACAACTGCCGATGTGCATTTCCTCTTGGAGACCTTTGCGATGAAGTCATCGACAGACCGATAAGGTCGATTAGCGATGATCTCTTCTGCGGCGACAGCGCCGACCCCTTTGATATTCATCAGTCCATAACGTATGGAATCTCCTTCCAGGGAGAAGGATATGTCCGACTTATTCACGTCTGGCGGCAACAGTTCTATGCCGAGGCGCTTCGCCTCCATGTAATAAGTTGTGAGTTTTTCCCTCTTCGTTTCATGTTTGAACAATGCATACATGTATTCCACTGGGAAGTGCGCCTTCAACCACATGCAGCGATACGTTATCAACGAATATGCTGTAGCATGTGCTTTATTGAAGGCGTAACCTGAGAACTTCTCAAAGTCAGACCATAGTTTCTTGGCTGTAGTCTTTCCGAGTATCTTCGAAGCAGATTCGAGCCACCTCTTTTCGTACTTCTTGAATTCTTCTGGGTCCTGTTTCTTGCCGATGATCTTCCTGACTTTATCCGCATCCGACCAGGAGAATCCGCCCACCTTAACGAGTGCTTCTATGAGTTGCTCCTGGAATATGAAGAGGTTGTACGTGTCTTTCGTGATTTCTGTCAGTATCGGGTGTATCTCAGTAATCTCCTCGAGCCCCTTCTTCCTTCTTATGCACGAATCCCCCACCGTGAGGAGTGCCCCTGGCCTTACCAGTGAAGTCGCTAGAACGATGTCGGCGAACGAGTCGACGCCCATCTCTTTCATGAGTTTCGTAAGAGGGGCGGCTTCAGCTTGGAATACGCCTACGGTATGACCTTCCGATAGCTCCCTGAACACCGTCTCGTCATCAAGAGGTATCTCTTGAAGGTTTACCTCGATGCCGTGCCGCTCCTTGATCTTGTCGAGGCATTCCCTTATACAGGTAAGGATCTCCAAACTAAGGATGTCCATCTTGATGAGGCCGACCTTGGCGCAATCTTCCATATCGTATGCAGCGCAAGGAACTCGCTCACGTCCATGTTGGGCTCGAGACTCCAAAGGCAGGATATCGGTCAGCACTTTCCCGGCCACCACGACGCCGGCTGCATGGACGCCGCTCTGCCGCCATCTACCCTCGAATCGTTTAACGAGATGGACAACCTCGCTGTATTTATCTCTGAACCACTTCGTATCGTGAGAACAGAGGAACGTATCGATGTCCTCGAACTGCTTGCATACCCTATTGACATCATCCATCGGGACGGCGAATGCCCTGGAGATGTCCCTCACGAGGTTCCTCGACGAGAACTTCGTAAACACAGATATGTTCGTTACGTTCTTCCACCGACGCCGGAGGTATTCTTTAACTTCATCACGTCTAGCATCTTCGAAGTCTAGGTCGATGTCTGGAGGCTCGATCCTGCCCTGGTTGATGATCGCCGCTGGCCCGGTCGGTGCGTAATCGGTTATCCCGATGAGATAAGCAACAGACGATCCTGAGTCGTTCGTGTATTTCTTCCCAGACCGCAGCAATCTCAACATCGCCTCTGCTCCGCCGAGAACCCGTATGGCGAACAACTCATCTTCGACCCATTTCTGGTCAAGCACCGTTCTGTCTGACTTCTTAACCAAGTCAAGCAGTTCTAGAAAGCTTAATCTCTCTAAATTTCGGGTCATATTGGATTTCAAGATTCAGGAACCTCCAGAAGATCAGGTTGAACTTTATAGGGTCGACCTCGGTGATGCCTAGGACATATGCGAGAAGCGAGCCGCCAACAGAACCTCGTCCAGGCCCAACCATGATGCCGTTCGTCTTACTCGCATGCACCATATCCCAGATGATCAAGAAATAGTCTGCGAATCCGGATTTGATAACGATGTCCAGTTCATCTTCCAACCTTGACACGTACTCTTCACCAAGTCCCAACTTCTCGAATCGTTCCCACGCAACCTCTTTCAGGAACTCAGCAGAGTCAGTCATCTTCGAGAATCGCGGCAGATTGTTCCCGCCTAGGGTGAGTTCAACATCACAGAGATCGGCTATCGCAACGGTATTGTCGTAGATATCCGTCCTGTCGATACCCATACCGACCATGAATTTTTCGATCTCTACCCTAGACAACAGGTAGTTGTCATACTTGTCGAACCGCAACCTGCGGTTGGGCCACAAGAAGTTTATCCTCTCCATAAGGTCGTACCTGCGAGACTCCGTGAATAGCCCCATCGCTCTTTCCCTGTCACTATCCTTGAAAGAGGACACCTGGGAGAGGAGCAGCCCAACCTCAGCAGCCACCTTGTCGTCTTTGTCAGCGTAGTGCGCATCAGCTGTAACCACTACTTGCAGCCCGTTAGAATCCGCTACTGCAAGTAATGCCTCGTTCAGCTCAGGCGGGTTCCACGGCTGTACCTCTACGAATAGATGCTCGAATAAGGACAGTTTCTCGATAACATCCTGTGGGGTATATGGCGTATCTCCTGCAAGAGATCGACTCAATATCCCATCGACGCATCCGGTTAGAACCACCAAGTCTGATTCTTTTCCTGATGAGAGCGATGACAAGAAATCCAAATCAACACGAGGTTTCTTATAGAATCCGATGTTCCACGCTGCCTCAGATATGCGGAAAAGTTTCTTGAGCCCCTCGTTGTTCTTCGCTAAAAGGCCGATATGGTAAATGACATCTTCTTTGTTACGCGAAGACATGTCATCGGCGAGATACGCCTCGACACCTATGATTGGCTTGACCCCGTATTTATGGCATTCCTCGTAGAACTTTACAGTGCAAGCCAATGACCCATGATCAGTGATGGCGACTGCTGGCTGTTCGAGGGTATTGGCACGCGCGGCAACCTCTTCTGGCGTTGCGAAACCATCGAGCAACGACCCCATGGTGTGAACGTGCAGATGGACGAAATCACTCATCTGATTTCTTCTCCCAATAGATGTTCTCGCAATCTATTCTGCCGCACAGCTTTACCATCGCAATCCCGGTGAATCGGCCACATACGAGACAGGAGCACCACCTCTCGTCACTCGTCCATATCGGTGGCTTTATCTTCACTGCCTCTACGTATGGCACTGTTTTTATCATTCTTCCACTATTTGAGTGACGGGGATTACCCGCAGCTTCGGCACGCTGACCCCAGAAAGGATACGAACCTTGACTCCAGCTTCTGAAAGGAGGTCGAGCGCCTTCGTATATGGAGAATGTGCAGATGCGACAACTTCCTTTATACCTGACTGGATAAGTATCCTCGCACATGATTGGCAAGGAGATATAGTCACATACAGGGAAGCACCATCTACGGAGATGCCTAGTCTGGCCGCATTGATGATAGCCATAACTTCTGCATGTATCGCCCTACAGGCTTTCGAATTCTCGCCGACCTCTCTAGTGGCACATTCTTCCCCGCATAGAGCCGTTCCTTCGGGAGCGCCGTTAGCCCCCACAGAAAGGACGACCCCCCTTCCCTTGTCCACCAGGACAGCACCAACTTTTTTGGCAGGGCACGTCCCCCTCTGCGAAACGTATTTCGCTAGACCCAGATAATAGAGATCTTCATTGATATCACTCATCTCGCACCTCGTTCAGGTCTATGTCCCACAAAGTGTCTATGAAGGAACATAGTTTATTGATTATGCGTTCTTCGAATGCCACGTTGTATGGCCTTCTGACGACATAACTCCTGAATCCGAAAGCAGAGCATTTATATGCCTCGTAGAAAAGGTCCTCCACGATGAAATCCGCTTCCACTTTCTGCATATATTCGTATTTCTTCATGGCTGGATAGAAAGCGACCTTCGTGGTCATCACCCCGTTCTTGGCCAGCCATGCTCTCGTCGGGATCATGCTTGATTGCGGCCGCGAAGTGAGTATGTGGACGTCATGTCCAGCATCTATCCACGCCCGCACAGCTTCGATATTTCCTGTGAATGGTGGCACCTTTGCCCAGAACCACTCATCAGATAACAACTTCCTAATCCAGTTATGACCGATGTTGTTCACTGCGAGGAAATCCCGTAGGTCCTCCCACGAAATCTCCGGTGGGAGGTGAACCCCATGGGTCTTCAGGAGCTCACCCCCCACTGGAGCGGCTAGATCACCAAGTACCCCGTCGATATCGACGCAGATTACCAACCAGAGGAATCTCCTTGCTTCTGGCCTTGCACCATAGCGAGGCACTCATCATAAGTGCGGTACTTGGTGAACTGCGACAGATCGATGATCGGCTTGGAGGCCACATCGAACTGAGATACCTCGCGGGGAAGGAGGGTATACGTCGTCTTCAACCCCTCTCCGTTCCGCTTAAGCTTATAGTTCCGGTCACAGAGAGTATTGAAGTCCTCTGCATACTCGATGAGTGCTCCGCCGATACCCTTGGGCGAGAACCCGCTCGCAACAATCCTCGTGGCTTGGAGTTCTTCCACCCATGCGTTGATGAATATCCTAGAGCGCCGCTTCCACCTGTTCGAGACGACGACACGCTCGCATCCTACGCACTTACCCTCCTCCTCTGCGGTGCAAAGGAAACGGACGGACGGGTTGTCGGGATCGAGATGCTCGAACACCGTCACAGCGAGCCCACGTGATTCATCGTAATACTTCCCACTTTCATCTAGTTCCTGTAGGAACCTTATCGTTACAGACTGTCCGTCTTTGAGCTTCAGGAAGGAATCCTGTCTCTCTGAGCCTGTCTCAGCTAGCTTCTTCAGAGCCTTTAGCCCTGTCAGTGTGCCCTTCGACATATCCAATATCACTCCTTTCGGGATTTGTCCCCATCTTACCATACCTGCCCATCCTGAGTAGGAAGGCGGGGATCTTTTTCGAGATGCAGTCGCGTATCTGTTCATCATCCATCTCGCCGGGGTCCTTTACGGGGTACAGGTAGGGGGCCCAATATATACGTTTACCTGCGCAGGAGTCCTCTATGATCTTGCCCAGCCTACGCCCGGCCTCATCGTTATCGGTGAATATGACGATCGTGTCGAAGTGTTTGAGTAGCAACCGTTTCTGCCTGTCAGAAAGTCCGCCCATCATCGTGGCAACGACCGGGAATCCCGCTTGGTGAACCTTCATCGCATCGAACGGTCCTTCAACAACTATGACCTCTCGGGAATCGATGACTTTATCGATGTTGAACAAAGTTTTACTCTTCGGTAAATCATTGTCTTTATACTTCGGCCCGTTCCCGCTCACAATCCTCCGCGTGAGTCCGAGCAGTCGTCCTTGTTCATCACGCACCGGCACACAGATCGCTTCGCCATCCCAGCCTGCCTCGAAGTCGCGGATGGTCTTCTCGGTAAACCCTCTCTCCACGAGGTACGTGAGGTTCGAGATATCTCGTCTGAGATTTTTCAGTATAGATTCTTCATCTATCGAATCAGTGCTGAGGTCGTCAGGCCCGGATCCGATCCGTCGTACCGGCCTTACCTTTCCTCTGGCATGCCGGACGATCATCCTCCGTGCTTTGGCTTCAGAACCTCCAACGATACGCATGATTAGCGCTACCAATGTCCCAGACGATCCGCAATCTGGATTCCAGCATCTCCAGACCCCGAGACGTTTGTCGATATTGAAAGCCGGAGTATCAGTATTGTTATGGAACGGGCAATAAGCGATGAAATGCGTAGAAGTTTCTCCTTTAACAGATATTCCTAGCTCATCCAGCAATGAGAGCATCGAGTCCTCACCGATTTCAATGTTTAACTCACCCCTTTTACGCTGGGGTTTTGTCCCGAAAGCCGTTGTTTGAGCGGCAAGGGAAATCAGAAAGAGTTTCATGATGGCGGCCTTATTTGTCTTCCGTGAATAGAGGGTCCACACATACCCAACCCATAAGGCCGTCGGCCTTAGAGATTCAAGAAGAGAAATTCTGTTTCTTTTTTCCAGATGGCCGAAAGCCCGGTTGCCGCGGAGTTTGAAGGGTACAGACGCCCAGAACTTTGTGGTTTTCTTAATCTTTTTCTTAAATCCCCCCCGAAGGGGGGGATGATTTCGTAAGACCGTAGAGAATATAGACAATATAACCCCTTCGAACGTTATCCAGTCGGCCTATTTGAGCCATTGGCTCTTAGAGCCATTGGGGTTTCGGCCATCGGCCTTAGCCCCTTAGTCCCTTAGTCCTAGTCCCTTAGTCCCTTAGTCCCTTAGTCCCTTAGTCCCTTAGTCCCTTAGTCCCTATAGGGACAATAGCACACTTCGGGGCTTTTGTTGGGAAATTTCACGGAAAACTCACAAAGATTTAACCTTCTTTACCGGTTCTTGTTTGCCGCGACAAGTCACGCAGATGTCGTCGTCGATGTACGGCAGTAGCCTTCCGCATATCCGGCAGAACACCCACCCTTTCATGTGCCGAGATTCTGAGACGTATCGGGCGACTTGGTGTAGAATCGGAGTTACATGGGGAACGATTGGCAAAAGATCGAATGGTCGACTCGACCTCGCCGGTACGACGAGCGGGGCTACGTCGAGCGGTGGTGTCCCGAACATCTTTTCGCCCAACGGGATGGATGGGTTCTTGAACACCGTCTCGTGATGGAGGACTACTTGGGGCGCTACCTCGATCCGGATGAAGTGGTTCATCACATAGACGAGATAAAAGATGATAACAGGATAGAGAACCTTTGGTTATGTACCAAGAATGAACACTCTAAGATACACAAGATCGGGGCGAGTCTCCCGATGAGCATGAAGGCTAAGATCAGGAAAGCACAGCGGCGCCGGAGCGGTCGATTCGTGCGGGACAGCTCGGGCAGATTCGTAGGGATTTCTGATGAGGAAAAAGACACGTGAACCATCCATAACCGAAAAGAGAGTCATGCACGCGATGTTCAACCCCATCGCTCTGATGAGCTGGTACGATAACACCGTTCACTTGTGTGTGGTTGAGGGACCATACAAGGCATTCGAAGGTCCGGAGTACGTGTCGGTGTGTGGACTGTACAGATCGATGTCGTACTGGAATCCGAAAAGGGTATCATGGGTAAACAGCAACAGTAAGTGCAGATTATGTAAACGATACGTTGGAGGTTTAATCTGATTGAGTAACTATATCGCACCCCCGAAACCTAACAAGGTCTGTAAAACACACAAAGGCTCCGAAATCCCCTTCGTCAAGCTGACTCCAGACAAGCAGGGATGGGCTCATGTATTCATGTTTTCCGATACCCATATAGGCGCAGAGTCATTCAGGGAAGATCTATTCTTAGAGCATCTCGCGTTGGCCGAAAAGTTGGGCGCCTACATACTCCTCCTGGGTGACCTGATGGAAGTCGCACTACCGAGCAGGATTGAGCAGAGCGTGTGGGAGCAGATTATGAATCCCCACTCTCAGGTCGAAAAGGTCATCGAGTACTTCTGGCCGTTCAGAGACCGTATCATCATGACGATATCCGGTAACCATGATCTGCGGGTCTGGAAGAAAACATCCATCGACATCATGGAGTTCGTGGCCCGAGAGTTCGGTTGCTTCTACAACCGCCATGGTGGGTATGTGAAGCTCGGTGTCGGGAATAATACTTATACGTTCGCAATCTTCCATGGGTACTCGGCGGCACAGAATCCGTACCATGAGCTAGAGAAGAGGCTAGTGGTGTATGACGATGCCGATGTCCTGGCGATGGGTAACAACCATTTCCTCGGAGAGAAGCTCGTCGTGAAGAAGCGGGTGATTGATGGCGAGGAGAAGCGCAAGCTCATCCACCTGGTGCGTACTGGGTCATTCATCAGTGAGCCTGACTATAGCCGGGCCGCCCAATATTCCCCTACACCTGATGGCGCTCCATATGTTAGTCTATCCTCGGAAAGGCACCAGATACTGGTGGATACTCATGGGGAACTACGTTTCGTGAAGGATTGAAGATGCTCTTCATAAAAGCGTTACTTTTAGGTGTTGTATTGGTAGCACTTGTTGCTGCTTCTGCCGCAAGCACTATGGCGGGTTTCATGCTGCTGCATATGGTGTTCCCGGCTGTACCGGCCATCGGTTTCTTCGACTCAGTGTTGGTCCTGTTCGCTATAGCACTGATAACCTCTCCACACATGTCGCTATGGCACGCGGAAAGATAGCCAAGGTCAGCGATCTAGACCTCATCCGTATAGGTGTTTACGCACAGGTTGAGGGGGGGTTCAGGATACATCCCGGCGGACATGGTGGGGCCGGGTATCGCTTCACTTTCTCGTTGAACCAGATAGCGGACATGAAAGATCTCCTCGATAGAATTCTGGTTCTTGGTCATGAGAAGTATATGAGGAGTGGTATGTATATATCCTTCTATTCGAAGGAACTTTACCTCATGCTGAGCGATATGGGGTTCGTAGATTTCACTCGTAGGAACTGGAACGTGCCGAGATGTATATCGACATCACTGTCGATGAGGAGGGAGTATCTGAGAAGTCTCATAGATTCACTCGGTGATGTGGATGTCGAGAAGGGGTATCCGTACATCAGGATAGGCTCGGTGAACATCGATGGCCTGCATAAAGTTAGTCAGATCTACGGGGGTTCGTTCTTGCCGTACCACGATAACGCTTATCTGCAGTGGAAGGGGAAGGACGCACTAGAGGTTTGTGAATATCTAGACTGGAGGTTCAATTGTCACAGGAATATACGAGGAGCAGAAATCATAAGACACGCGAAGTGGGAGATATACTGAGTTATCACTTCGAACTAAAGGAAATGGCTGAATTCCTGAGGGGTCGGCGCGATTTGCCGAGGGACATCCGCTTGGTGCTCGTTCAGGGATTCGAAATCATGTCCGATATGGCTCATGATGTAGCTAGATTGATGGAGGGTAAGGATGGATAACGTGCAATTGTTGTTACTGTCTGCTTCTGTAACACTCAACCTATTTCTAGTTGTCGCTCTGGTTTACGCACGGAGATCGATGAAGTCGCTGCTGGAGAGAGGGCGTATCCTCGGTGAAGTAACGGGATATGTGAACATACTGAAGATGCTGAAGGAGATAGTGGAAAACTATGCGGCACAAGAAGGACAGGACAACACAGATGAAGCGAGCCCTGACGTTTGATGATGTAAGTTGTGTTCCGGCTCGTTCCAATCTTCTCAGTTGGCGTGATGTAGATGTCTCTGTAGATATAGGTCGCGCTTCAGACTGGGAGCTGGTTCTTGATGTCCCTATCCTCTCTTCTCCCATGGACACCGTAACCGGCTATAGCATGGCCAGGTTCATGGCGTCGAATGGGGGGATTGGGGTAGTGCATCGGTATTGCTCCATCGACACCCAGGTAGAGATCGTGAAGACCTTGGCCGATGAGGGGTTCTATGTCGGTGCTGCTGTCGGCGTGAACGGTGACTCATGGGAACGTGCATTGAGCCTCATCGAGGCTGGGGCTAGTCTCATCACCATCGATGTCGCGCACGGGCATACCGAAGCCGCTCTGGACAGAACTGACAATCTGGTCGGTCTTGGCCATGATGTCATCGTGATGTCCGGCAATATATGTACTTACGAGGCAGCATGTGACTATATAGAGGCTGGCGCTCATGTGCTGAGGGTCGGCATCGGAGGAGGGAGTGCCTGTACGACCAGGAAAGTAGCTGGTGTAGGTGTTCCACAGATAACGGCTATCATGGATGCAGCCAGGGCGCGGGATCATCTAGATAGTCAGGTTGTGATAGTTGCTGATGGTGGTATCCGCACGAGTGGCGATGCTGTGAAGGCGATAGCGGCCGGAGCTGATGCGGTGATGCTCGGAGGTGTACTAGCTCCATACCCAGTTTCGGCGGGGCCGGTCATGCTCGTGAATACCGGAGAGAAGTCGAATCTCAACAGTGTGGTGCGCTCCATGGTCGCTCCGGGGAAGGGTACCGATGCCGGTGAGTTGTTGCAGAAGGGTGTTACCGAGATAGATTTCGGCGAACGTATCGTGAAGAAGAAGGTATTCAGGGGGATGGCCTCCGATTCGGCTCTGAAGGATAAAGGTGAAGTCGATTATGCCGTAGAGGGAGAAGAGTTCCTGCTCGATATCGACTATGATTTCGAGAAGACGTTCGCCGATTTCGTGAAGGGCATACGTCTTGGACTGGCCTACATGGGGTGCGACTCTATCGATGATGTCCATGAGATGGATCGGCTCATCGAGGTGACTTATAATGGGGCGGTAGAGGCTCTGCCCCATATGATGTTCAGGGGTGATAAAGCATAGTGTCTCTAAGGTGCAATCGGTGCAAGGGGTTCGTCGTTAAGGTTGAATCCGACAGCAGGGATGATGTCGAGCTGTTGTGTATTAATTGCGGCAGAACCGTTTTCATGAAGGTAGACAAATACGAAGAACTATTGGTAAGGAGGGGAACCTGATGCCGAAGAAATCTACAAAGGACATCGATCTCACTGATCCCGGAGACAAGATCACTGTCCATCTCGAATTCAAGAAGGGGCTGCCGAACTATTCATCAATCAGTTTCGGCTCTTCCGTATCCATCACCAGGCGTCCCGACGAGTCGGATGAACAAGCGTGGGACAGGGCTTGGCGCGTCGTCGAGCGGGAGGTCGATAACGCAGTGGAGCGGGCCGAAAGCATAATGAACGAGTGATGTCTACGGAATCCAAATCGAGCAAGAAGAAAACCAATGCCTCGAAGAGGATCATTGAGATGTTCATCGACCAGTACGAGTACGCTCACGGCAGCAAGTATCTCGTTAACTGGCCGATGGTGAGAGCAGCGGAAAGGGTTGGTGAGCACTATACCGTTAGCGAGGTCGGTAGGGCGCTGGAGTACTACTTCAAGACCAGGAGTAAACATGATTTATGGTCCTTCATAGAGAAGATAGATGAGTGCTTGCGAGCATCAGAAAATGAAGATGCCGCGAAGAAAAGGGTTGAGGAACTATTGGAAAAGACGAGGCGCAAGATGGGGGAATTCAAGATAGATGAATCTTGAAGCTGCACTTATCACGAAGGTCCTCGAAGAGCGCGATGTCACGAAAGCCATAAACGGGAAGGTGGCCAACTCCATACAGTTCCATAAGGATATATGGAACTTCATCGAGAACTATCATATGAAGTATCGCACTTCTCCCACCCTCGATATAGTCAAAGATAAGTTCCCCGATTTCGACCCTGAGTATACGGAAGCTACGCTCGAATACCTGATCGATGAGGTGAACAACGAGTACCTCAGATTCAGGATCGAAGATCTACTTGTCAACTCATCGAGGATGCTCGAAGAAAACCCGAGAGAAGCTCTAGAATACATCTTCGCTAAGTCTTCCATTCTCGGACATCAGACTGATGTCGTCCGCGACCGAGATCTTGCGAACGAATATTGGTTAAGGGTGAACTCCCTCCGGGAAAGGGCTGAATTGTCCGACAACGGGAAGCAGATCCTCGGCATCCCATCCGGCATCCCGCAACTTGACCTCCTATTCGGCGGATGGCAGAAGGGTGATTTCATAGTCATCATGGGATGGACCGGTAGCGGGAAGACATGGTTCGCCACGTACCTGGCTACCCATGCATGGAAGATGGGGTACAAGCCGATGTACGTGTCATTGGAGATGGACGATATACAGATAGGGTATCGGGTTGACACGCTATTGGGCGGTGGTTCGTTATCGAACACCGGACTTATAAACGCCAGGAACATCAACATAGACTCGTACGAAGATTGGGCTGCTAAGACCTATCCCGGTAAACAGCCGTTCTGGATAGTTACGAATGAGGGTCTTGATGAGATAACTCAAACAACAATTCAGATGAAGATTGAACAATATAGGCCCGATATAGTACTGTGCGATTACCATTCACTCATTAACGATTCAAGAAGAGGAAGTTCTGAAACGGAAAGACATCGCAACCTGTCTAAGGATTTCAAAAGGATGGCAGTAAGATACGGTATCCCGATCATAGATATCGTTGCTGTTACCATGGAGGAAGGTCATGACAGTAGGGCACCGGAACTCAATGAGGTGGCCTGGAGCAAACAGCTTGCCTACGACAGTGACTTGGTTCTATCATTATTCAGATCTGGGCAACTTGTCACTGTTGAAGCTAAGAAGTCCAGGAGGTCAGAGCTGTTTGCATTCAAGGCGACTTGGGATTGGGACGCTGGGGTCTTTACTGTCCACGATTGGTAGATTATCGGAGTACATATATATGTCTATCGTAACGAGGAACATAAAGAGATTCTCAATAGACGGTGTTGCAGTAGATGGCGAGGCGATCCTTCGTATCCGTAAAGAGTTGGAAGATAGGTTGATCGAGAGCATGCGCGAGAGGGGGTATGTGCCGGTCATCGACATCCTGCCGCAGTTGTACTGGGAATACAACAAAGACCAAGAGAACTTCTCTTACACCATATCCGTCTATGGCGTCTATCTGGGAAAGAAGAAGTCGAAACAGATATTGGGAGTATTGGACAACAAGTATCTGAAGGTTGAGTAGCCATGAAGGTCATAGATCTTTTCTGTGGTCTCAAGGGGTGGAGTGAGCCATTTCTAGAGCGCGGGCATGAAGTTATCACCCTCGATATAGATCCAAAGTTCAACCCTGATATCGTTGCTGACATCTTGGATATAGAACCAGAGGATTTCCCATGGCGACCAGATGCAATCCTCGCTAGCCCTCCGTGCGAGGCGTTCTCGGTTCTTCGGATTGGGCGGAACTGGACCGGACCGGACGACCAGAACCCCCATTCCCCGAAGACGCCGGAAGCTGCACATGCAGTTAAGCTGGTCGAGAAGACCATCGAGCTGGTCGAACAGATGTCTCCTAGATTCTTTGTTATAGAGAACCCCAGGGCTAAACTTAGAAAACTTCCTATGATGGCCAGGTTCGATAGGGTTACCGTTACTTACTGCCAGTACGGGCTGAGGTACATGAAGCCGACTGATCTTTGGGGGGGGTTCCCAAAAAGTTGGGTCCCCAGACCCATCTGCAGCAATGGAGACCCTTGCCATGTAAGAGCTCCCAGGGGGTCGCTGACAGGCGTCCAAAGTAGAACCCCATCTGAGATAAAAGCAAAGATACCGAGAGAGCTCGCTCTAGAGATTTGTTTAGCGATGGAACGGGATTTGTCCGTTGGGTAGAATCCTCTCGGCGAGGGCGGGAGGCTCTTTACAAAAGAATATAGACCCTTGGGGGAAGGTAAGCGAATGCGCCACACACTCCCGCCCTCGTCACTTATGGGCGCATGCTAGCTGGTAGCTGGCGGATGTCTTATAAACATCTGGAGCAGGGTTCGATTCCCTGGCGCCCAACCGGCATGGAGGGGGCGGTAGCTCAGTTGGCAGAGCAGCGGACTTTTAATCCGACGGTCGTGGGTTCGACCCCCACTCGCCCCACCCCTCCCGAGAGGAGATGATATGCGTATCTGTGAAGCAGAGGCTGTCTATATCAAGTTCAGGGATGAGCAGTACATGGTTCTTAAGCGCAAGATTAAGACATTCAAGGCGTGGCTATCTGATCGTAAAGCACATCTATCCACAAGAGATGGTCTAGTCATAGATACCCTGTGCGGTGTGCGCTACATGTTGATTTACATCATCCCGACTTCAATCAAAAGTATCAATCTAGAAAATAGTGGGACGGATTTTCTCATAAGGATTAGTACCTTCACTGGATGGACGAGGTTCTACAAAGATTCGCAGCCCAAAGAGTGTCTCGTGAGTTTCCGCCATCTGAGAGTTGGCGATGATATATGCGACGTATGTCTAGAGCGGATAGGGATAACCACGAAGAACCACCGTGGCTGCGCCGCTAAACCTCTGCCTCTGTTGCAGTTTGGAGGCTAAAGATTTAAAATCATCACTCAAACGATAGCGATTTGAATATCGTATCTCTCATGAACAGCCGCCCCGCATGGGTATTGCCTTGTAGTCGAATATCGTTTAGCCTCATGTGGAGGTGTGGAGTCACCCAAGATAAATCTTGCAACCAGGAGTTGATGTAGGAAGAGATGGCAGCAACAGTTAAGATAATGAGGTGGACCGGTTCGAGCGCTTCTCCGACAAAGACCGACATCACCGGGACGACCAACAGGGCGGCAACGGCTGATGACCCGAACCCGGGAACCAACAACCCTATCCCGGTGCCTTCTTCCGGTACGAACTACTCGTTCTGGGTCGCCACGAGGCTGTCTGCAACATCCGCTCCATCAACGGCGATCAACAACATCAAGTGGTACACGGACGGTACGAACTCGATGGGGACAGGTGTTTCGCTCAACGTTGCGACGTGCAGCACGTATGCGCAGGCTACCGGCACCGTCGGTACGAGCGGCAACCAGCTCACTTCTGCGAACTACACATCGGCGTTGAACCCGTCTGTTGCCGTAAACGCGTTCCAGTACACGTCCGCTTCGCCGCTATCGGTGAACGGCTCGATCGGATCGACGACCGGTGACTTCGGGGACTTCGTCATCTACCAGGTCGCCGTTATCTCGACCGCCGGACCCGGAGTCACGACCGCAGAACAGCTCACTTGGCAGTACGACGAAACGTAAACGTCATAGTCGTCAAATACAAAGCACAAGCGGAGTCCCAGCGCGTAAGACGCGAGGGGCTTCGGGCTTCGCTGTCGCTTGGGCGAACTATAGGGGCCGTCACTGTCGATGTCGTCCAGGATTGAATCTGTACTGTGGATAGAGATTGGGAACAGAGCCATGAGTGCCTTATTGAAGGAGAACGCGAGATGTGGGGCCGTGCCTCGGTGCGATGGCAAACAGTTGGGGTTTTCATGTGCTTCCTGTCTCTCCTACATGTTCTTAAGGGAAGATGCAATCATATCCAGGTGCATGGTTGATTCGTCCTTGCTCGATTTGTTGAACGCGAAAATATAGTTGTTACAATGTGAATATGAGTGACTCTCTTATTCAGACCCGTTACCGTCTACGGAAGGTGCCGGACGGGAAGTGGACGAAACCGACCAAGAAGGAGCAGGTTCTCGATATCCTGCAGAACAGAGCCTCGCGGCATGAACCCGAATTTCGACTGAAGCGGGACGAAGGGAGGTGGAGCGCTCCGAAACCGCTCAGCGATATCATCGGGAGACTCAGAGATGTTCTCCCCAAGGTCGATGTTGGAACCAGGTACCGTATCAAGTCTTCTGACGGTGCGGTCTGGGAGATTAGGAAAGTTGAGATAAACCTCGTCGTCGTTGCTGACACGATAGGAACTCCGGCGATAGATAAGATTTACGGGACAGTCGTTGATCGGTTCCGTGGCGTAGAGAGCTGGGGCATCTACAACTGCCGCCATATAGCCGGCTCATTGAATTGGAGCCAGCACGCATTCAAGAACGCTTGGGATATACATCATGACACACTGATGGGGGAGATCGCTGACTTCTTGGTCAAGAACTACGATGTCCTCGATGTCGCAGAGGTCATCTACAACAGGAGGATATGGACAAGGAGCGAAGGGTGGCACGCTTACGGCGGCACTGACCCGCATACCGACCATATCCATGTTTCGGGATTCCCGCTTGCCACGGGGGTTCCGCCATGTGCGAGGTGATATGGTGATAATCCAGTGGGGCGATGTCACGGTAGGTGTCGCTGCCATCATCGGACTCATATACGTCGCGAGAACGTTGCGCAGGACTGTGAACGACACACTCGGATTCGTGGGGAACCATATGAGTGCCCATACCGAAGCTCTGATAGAGGTCAGGGTTGCACTAGAGAAGGTCGTTGACCGTCTGGAGAGGGTAGAGAACACTGTTAGACAACACTCAAACAAGAAAAGTAGAACTGCTGTGCCATGAATTGGGTGGTTTCGGTACGTGGAGAATGTGGTCACTGGTCATTGGCGGAGATCAATGACGGCCTAATCGTGACTCCAGAGTTCTGCCGTTGTGAACGGCAGAAACCGCAAAAACCATCGAGGTTGCGGATCTGGTGGGAAGCCCGGAAGATGCGGGCTTGGTTGCGTAGGGTCCGTGGAGTTAACGGGTTCTCGGGATGAAGAGGTGGAGTGAACGCCCTTCACAGTGGGCGAGATGGTGGATATTCATGTGGGGGATTATCGCTGCGTCCCTTCTAGTCTCAGCGTTCTTCGTTCCGTTCCGGGCATGGGCGGTAGCAGCCACAATCGGGTTCGGTATACCAGAAGGGGTGGCGCTCCTCCATAAGGGAGACAGATTGCCCCCGCTTACCTATGTTTCCGCGTTCTTCCTGCCAAGATGGCTTGTAGTAACACTGATAGGTTTCTTCACGGGTTCCATAGGAGCGACATGGCTAGGATTCCATAGGCCGTTTTCATTGGGCTGTCTTCTAGCGCTGTTCGCATGGGCTATCTCACATTTCGACGTAACATATGATGAGATACCCAAGTAGTCCAGGGAATCTGGTATCATGCATATATGAGTAATGAAATGGACAATCTGGAGTGGATTGCGGTTTACGATGACGGGTCCATCTTGCGCCAGTACGAGCCAGACGGTACGGAGAACCGCTACGAGGATATCGACAGGAAGAGGGTGTCGGAGTTCCACCTTCGCCTGAAGGGGGAAGACTTCACCGTTATCGCGTATGCCCTCGATCCGGGGCAGCGCCTGATCTACCGCAAACGGCATTCGATGTCCGGCATTACCGGGGAGAAGAACTGGACAATCCATATGGTGGGCTGGCAACAGACGGTGAATGGGAAGAACGTGCAGTGTATATCGTGGGTATTCCCTGACGGTAGTATCATAAATACCGGGAGGTTTAGGGAGAACCATCCTGTCCTATATGGAGTGGAGCTGCTTCCGTTTGAGGAGCAAGAGGTTGTCGGCGACACAGACGAAGTTCGGGAATGATAGACCCGTATCTATCTGACAGAGGAAGAGGTCGTATTCTACACTTTAGCCGGATATATCTACTACGTATCTAGTCTAGACAATATCCACCTATTTAATAAGGCTCATAGAGCAACGGTATGCGGGGCGAAGGTGCTGTCGATATTTACGGCACTGCTTGATATGTCAATATTATTCAATAACCCGTTAAGGACCGATATGCCTATAACATGTGATGTTTGTATAGATTTCGTGCTTAGGAAAAATGAAATGGCTAGGGAGTGAGACGAGTGGACGACGAGGCCATCGCGATGTTGTTGTTGATGGGTGTACCGTTGTTGCTCTTCATGGGCGGTATGGCCCTGTGGATTCTGTTCGACAACTACGGGACCCCATTCCTAGCGCTATGCCATCGCTCGACGGGATGCATAAGACTGTGCCACGCAGAAGACAAGAGGCCCATACAACTGCAGAGTCACCCGCATCAGCAATGCCACAAAGGGAGGTGTTGGCCGAAGTGAGCGATAAGTTGGGGGCGATGGATACCATCACACATCTCGTCGGTGACGAGTTCATTTCTCACGGTGTGGACAAGTTCAGCACATGTCGGTTATGTGTGAAGCGTGTCCGCGATTTGAAGCGTTTGGAGAGCGGAAGCAGGGAGAAGTCCTATAACAAGTACCTGCTTGATGCCGCGCTTCGGGCTGAGCGGAAGAGGCCATACTAGTGTTCGCTATCTGCCGTGTTTACATCGGCTCGGCGTTTGGCCGCCTAAGGAGTATGTTGACCAAGCACTTCTACATCCACTTAATCAGGAAAGCCAGATAACGTGCAATCTATGTATAGAGATCCTGTCTAGATTAACGACAGAAGACGACTAGTTATATCGACAACCCCCATTTGTTGGCAAGGTAAGACTCTAAGTCTTTTATCTCGTCCTTCGTAAGTCTGCGCTTGTAGACAAGGATTTCTCCTATCGTGAATGCTCCAAAAGCATTTGAATCACGCCGAGCAATCTGCCAAGACATCCCTTGATATACATCTGTCAAACCGGTTTTAGTCCCTTGGTTTATCCCATTTATCCTTAGATTGACTTCTCCGTCATCAACAGAGTGATTGCCGATATACAGGATAGGGGTGTTGGCTTGCACATTTGGACCAACTATCGATATCGACTGAAATGGGGATGATGATTTTACCACCTCATAATTCCAGCGTAGTGGAGATGTAGCATCTAAAGTCCGTATCGATTGAGTTCTCTCTATGAAAGCACGTGTACTATCCGCGACATCCATCCTGTCTAGCACTACGGCTGCAATCGTGCACTCTTTCAGGACCTTGACCGAATCAACGGATGGCATGTTGAAATATTGGTTCACATCGAACTTCAGGGCCGGGCGACCGTTGATGCCAGACGAGAGGTAGGTGGGTTGAGCCGTTGTGGTCGGTTGCGTAGCCTCTCCGCTGTGCCCAGAAAAATCTGGCCAAGACGGCACCGATTGTCCGTTCGAGTAGCCGGACAGTGACTGGGCGTCGTACCAAACCTGCAGTCCGGTATCTGGCGGCCCAGGGGTATGATCGATATCCGAATCGAGGATCATCGAATCCCCCTTGACGCCGACAGCGAAGATAGAAAGATTAAACTCTTTGTCTCGCTCTATCGTCCTCTTCTCTGGCACGAACACCGTATAGATGATTCTCTTTGGCGTCACTTTGTTTATGGTCACCGTTTGCGGGACAGTTTGGTTGCCTATTGGGGTTATGGTAACTACAGGCAAGTATTGTTTGTGCCAGTACTCTGGTGGGAACTCGTGCTCCTTCGTGAAATATGCGTGTCCATCTGAGTCGTATCCAAGATCGGCTCCGGGTGTTATCGACAGTTTGTTGGAGTAGGTGGCAATCTTATTGATTATCCATTTGTTAGACGATCTACGCTCATAGTTGGATGGATCGATATTACTGAGCTTGCACTCAATCTTGCCGTACATCAAGGCAAGATCATTGAAGTACATATCGGTGAGGCCATTGAGCGTTACTGGTTCGCCAGAGTACCAAGTCACACCTTCCTTGAATCTCATGGCAGCAGACCTACCCCCATGGCAATCCAGTTGACGAAGTACTCCATGTCTCTTTCGAAGCTGTCTGAAGCTGCTAGTTCACGTATAGTTATTACGAATCTAGAAGAAGATACTGTTTTGATGGTCCAGGTTATCTTCCTTATGCCGTTTTTGGTGCCGACCGTACATATCACTATGGGCTTGAACTCTGGGTCGAAGGTATCTTTCGGGAACTTGAACTCTCGTTCGAAGACGGGTGCAACCTTCCTCTTGCCATCCTTGGAATCTTCTGGGAATGAGGCTCCGGGAGTGAACTCGTTGTATCCAGCGCACATCACGAGTCCCTCCTTCAGGTATCGAGGAACGGCCCTAGGGTTCCCATCACGATCTATGTTCCGGACGGCACCGGATACCTTGCGACGCCACAGGAACTCGTCATTGTTCACCATGTCGTTGAGTTTGGAACTCTTGATTACTTCTAGTTCCTGCCACTGCACTGGTTTGAAAGGCATACCTATATATTACCTCACAGTCATTATGACAATCTAGGGGTTCAGGGTTCTTTTCGGGGGTGAACTCTGAACCAAGCTGCGGCGGCAGTTGTAGACGCCGGCCCAAACGAGGCGACCGGCTTTCCAGGCGTCCTGGACGAGGCGGATGGCCTTGGCGTGGGAGAGACCGAGCCGCACGGCGGCAGCGGTCATCTCCTCGGTGGTCATGAGCACCTGTCGGTGCAGCACACCTGCCATATCCGCAGATAAGCAGGCGTGTCTAGGGCAGGTTCACGCTGGACCGAGGAAGACCATGCTCATCGTGGCCGAGTTGACGGCGAGCGCGCCGCCACTGTTCTGGTTGACTCTGAACCGAATCTTGTCTCCAGCGGACAACGACAACATGACAGAGAACGACTGCACGGTCGGGACGCCGGCGACCGGTAGGCGATCGTCGGCGGCGCCCTTGTTCCGGATCGCGGTCCAGGTGGTGCCGCCGTCGGTCGACAGCTCCGCCCAGAGCCTGCGCCGCCCGGTGGCGTTCGCCGCCCATTGCACGGAGCACTTGACCTCGTACTGCCCGGTGAACGGCACGGTGAACAGCGCGTTGTTGGGGTCGTTGTACGAGTCGGTGTCGACCTCCATCTGCGCCTGACCGAACGCGATCGTGACGTCGGCTGAGTCGCCCGGGTTCATCACGCCGGAGCCCAGCACGTACCGGCAGCGCGACAGCCCGTCCGCACGGACGAGCGGAGAACCGTCGGACGTGCGCAGCTCCGCGCCGTGGCCGGTGCCGGGGAACGTGTTCGAGGATGG